AAGTGCTTTCTTGACGAACAAGGATGTTTGACCAAGGAAGGGCAAGCGATAGTAGCGTTCTTGCGCGATACGTGTCAAGGCAGGGGAGAGCTTGGGAAATCCGGCTCTCCTTATTTTTATGATAATAACAACCGCTTTGACATCAATGCGCTTGCTTTTGTGGCCGGCAAACGTGCCGTGTTTGATCAAGTGATGAAATACTTATCGCTCGATGAAACAAAAATACTGAACCTGATTGCGATCCAAGAAACAGAGATGAGCAATCTGACTGAAAATTTAAACATTTAGGGAGCTTTTTATGAGCGAAGAAAATTTAGAGCCGGATGAAGAGGGCGCATCCGATAACTCTTTGCAGCCCGAAATTTCTGAAAACCAAGAGGCATCATCACAAGCCGGATGGGGAAATTTGAGCGAAAGCGATCTCAAAGTGGTCGAGGACAAGGGATGGAAGTCTCCCCAAGATCTTTTGAAGTCATACCAGGAAATGGAAAAACTTTCGAGCAATAAAATTTCTATTCCAAAAGCCGATGATGAAGAAGGATGGAAGAAGCTCAATGCCAGATTAGGGTGTCCGGAAACTATTGACGGATTTGAGATCTCTGACGTGGCAGAAGCCGATAAGCCTTTTATTGATGACTTTAAGAAGGTTGGTCTTGAAACCGGTTTAAGATCAAACCAAGTCGATAAAATTTATCAATGGTACAAGGCACGGCAGGAAAAGGCTGTGCAGGATTTTAATGCACAAGTCGAAAAAGATAAGGAAGAAGTCAAAGCAGAGTGGGGCGATGACTATTCCAAAAATGAAGCTCTTATGCAGCGAGGGGTTAGGATCTTAGGATTAGAGGAAGATGCTTTGACAAATATCGAAGTGGCCATTGGGACGAAAGCTTTTATGAATATGTTGAAACGCTTTGGTGAGATGGCAAGCGAAGATACGGCCAAAGGATTATCCGGTCAAGGATCTATACCTTCAAGCGAAGAGATGTCAACCGAGGATTGGATTTCTTCAATACTCAAAGTCAATAAATCTAACAGTTAAAAGGAAATTTGAAAAATGGCTAATATAGATCATCCGGCAACTCTTCAAGAGTTATCTGTTGAGTATGCCAAAAAACAACCGCATCAGGTTGAATATCTGACAGAGGAATCACCGATTTTGGCTCGCATTAAATGGGAACCAGCTTCTCATCCGTTGTGGAACGTTACTGAAAAAGTAACAGGAATTTCGGGTGCCGGCTTTGTTGAAATGAATGCAAAATTGCCGAAAGCATCTGTTGATTCTAAATTGGAACACGTTGACCTTGGCATCATGGGTGCTGAGATCTTTGTTCCTGAAGATAAAGCACAAGCAATGGGCGGACAGGCAAAATACTTTGCCAAGAAAATGCCAACCATCTTGAAAGATGCAGGAAATAAAACAGAACAGCATATTCTTTATAAAAACTATTTACAATATGCTATTGACAATGAAAAAGTCGCTAATGCCGGCGGATCTGCCGCAGTATCCGGCGATACCGGACTTTATAGCTTGATCATTGTTCGTTCTGTTCCCGGTGAAAACTGCGGCTTATATTCTCCTGAAGGATTTAAGAACGGTGCAATGCTTGATGTTAAACCGACTTACGACGGCGCTTTATATCATGATGAGGAAGGCGTTTTAGGTTTTGGTGTTCGCATTAAAGGCTATTTCGGTATGCAATTAATGAACCCGAAAACCGTTTCTGCAATTGTCAACATTTCATCTTCTAAATTGCCGTCAATTAAGCAAATTAATACTGCTTTGGTTGATGCTCAGGCAAGACCGGGCAACACCGCAATCTATCTGCATCCGAGATTGAAGTCTTGGATTGAGACAGAATATAAGAAGGAAATTTTGAGAACTGTAAACAGCGACAAAGGCTTGAATTTCACAGTCTCAACTTGGAATGATATTCCACTTATCTCTTCTTATAACTTTACAGACGGTAACGATGCCGCTGTTAGCTTTGCTTAATTTGTAGGGAGAAAAGAAAATGTATAAACACACATTGACTGTTTTTCGTGAGGATCTTGATGCCGGGGCTGTTTTAACCGGCGGAACTCAAGGTGCAATTGAATTGTTGGTTATTGCTGATGCTTCTTCTGTTGTTATTGCAGAGGAAACAGGCGCAGTGACAGTCACACATTGTGACACTGAGGACGGTACTTTTACGACCGTTGTCACGCAAGCTTTGACAGCCGGAACTTATGCAAAAGGCGCAATTATTGCAAGAGTTGCATTGCCGGTTGATATTAAAGCTTGGGCCAAAGCAACAATTGCCGGCAATACCGGTGATGTTGTTGTTAAACAAGCCTATATTGCACGATAAGCAAAATGGAGCCGTAAAGGAAACTTGCGGCTCCTTTCTTTTTTAAGTGAGGGGAAAAATAAAATATGAGTATAAACATTATTAACAGAGCTTTGGTTAAAATTGGTGAGCCTTTGATTTCTTCAACCTCACAAGAACCTAACGGCCCGATTTATGGCCTTGTTTATGAAGATATTTTGGAAGTATTGCTTGAGAGCAAAGATTGGCGTTTTGCTTTGAAAAGAGCCGTGTTGGCACCGGATGCCGAAAAGCCTTTGTTTGGGTATGAAACAGCTTATACGCTGCCGGCTGATTTTATCTGCCTTTATAAATTCGGCCAGTATTATAAACGCCAAAACACAAGCAATAACATTGTGAACTCTGATGAAGAGTATTCGATTGAAAACGGCAAGATTTTATGTAATTCAGAAGATACAGTTTATTTGATGTATATTGCCAGAGAAACGGAAGAGAAAAAGTTTTCACCTTGGTTTAAGCAAGCATTAATTGCCAAACTGGCGGCTGAGCTTGCAACGCGTATTAAACAATCTGCAAAATTAGCCGAGGTCTTTAATAATGAATTTGCCTATTGTTTGCAGGAAGCTGATAAAAGAAACGAGATTATGAACGATAGTGAGACAATTCCTGACAGCTCTTGGATGAGTGTTCGTGAGGTGATGAATGTCGGTTAAGCCTTGTCAAAATCAATTTAACGGTGGTGAGATTTCTCCTTTTATGGATGGCCGGTTTGATATGCCGGTTTATGGACAATCTGCCGATATATTTGCAAACTTTATTCCGATTTCTGAGGGATGCTTTAAGCGCCGCGGCGGATCTCATTTTGTGGAGACGGCCAAACAGGGAACAGCACTTTCTTTTGAAATTGTACCGACACCAAGCGATGCAACGGTGACAATTGACGGTGAATGGAAGTCGTCAATTGAAGGTGCTTATGGTGATAAAATTGCTTATACGGTTGAGGCAAAAGATTATACAACCGTTACCGGTACGCATATTTTGAAACAAGACACGGTGTTGCCGATTACGCTTGTTTCTACAACCGAGATTTATACTTATACAATTGAGCCGACACCGCAAGATGCGACAGTCTTTATTAACGGTGTTGAAAGATCAAGCATTGATATTGGCCGCAACGGCACGGTTGAATGGCAAGTGCAAAAAGATGGTTATGATACAGCGACCGGATCTGAGGTTGTTACTTGCGATAAGACTATACAAGTCAACCTCACTTGTACTTATCAAGTTGTTTGTATTGATGATGATCAAGCAATTATCACAATCAATGGTGAAACAACCGATCATCTTAACGTTGAGCCCGGTGATACAGTGACATGGACCGTGACAAACGGTACGATCACAAAGACAGATACCGAAACAGTGACCGGCACAATGATTAATTATGTGTTCTTGGATGACGGTGTGAAAGTCTTTAACTATACCGGCGCTTTGCAAACATATAATGTACCGCGTACCATTACAAAACTTGAGATTGATGCTGTCGGCTCAAGAGGTGCAAATGATGGTGGTTATCCGGGACGTGTTCAATGTATTTTGAATGTTGAGCCTGAAGATACTCTTTATTTGTATGTTGGCGGAAGGCCGACTTCTACATCCGGTGCGGTTTATAATGCCAGTGATATTAGGCGCGTTTCTGGTGCGGTGACAGATGCGACATCGCTTGCCTCTCGCTTGATTGTGGCCGGTGGCGGTGGATCAGGCGGTGCCGGTGATGCACGCGGCCGCGGTGGTGCCGGTGGTGATATTGTTGCTGATGCCGGAAACACTGCTTCTGCTGCTTATGGTGGCAGTGCCGGAACGTCATCAACCGGTGGTGTCGGCGGTGGCATTAACGGTTGGACATCTATGCAAGGTGAACACGGACACAATGGCGGCCTTGGTCTTGGCGGAAACGGTGGTTATGGCTTAGGCGGTGCAGGTGGTGCCGGATATTATGGCGGTGGCGGTGCGGCAGGTCTTGTCACAAAGTCTTATGGATCTAACGGTGGCGGCGGTGGCGGCGGCTCTTCTTATACAGTTGCGGCACAAACTGTCAATGTTGTCCATACAAAAGGCTATAATATCAATCAGGGCTATATTTCAATCAGGCCTATTTATGAGGAATAAAAAATGAGTTTAAGCTCTTCTCGCGTATTTTTGAAAAGATTTAAGTTTTCCGGTAACACGGCTTTTGTGCTTGAGTTTGGTCATCAATATATCAGATTTTATGCAAACCATGGCCAAGTCTTAAATAACAATGCAACCTATGAAATTGCAACGCCTTATACTTTTGATGATCTGTGGGATGAAAATGAAAAGGTTTGCAAATTGCAGATCACACAAAATGCCGATGTGCTGTATTTGTGGCATAAAAAATATATGAAAACGCTCACAAGATATGGCAATACAGATTGGAGATTGGAAGATTTTGAGCTCAAAGGCGGACCTTTTGAAAACAAAAACACCGATGACAGTTTGACAATCAGCGCCTCGGCTGAGACCGGAAATGTCACTTTGACGGCATCAGGTGCGGTGTTTTCTGATGCAGATGTCGGAAGGCTTTATCGCTTAAATTTGTTTAATGACAATACAACGCCATGGGCTGCAAGCAAGTCGGTGAGTGTTGGGAATGTGATGACTTCTGACGGACACTATTATCGGGCCGCCTCGTCCGGGACAACCGGGACAATTAAGCCGGTGCATACCGAAGGCACAAGATCTGACGGTGCGGTGAATTGGGAATATATCCATTCCGGCTATGGGATTGTCAAAATTACGGCAGTTGCCAGTAGCACAAGTGCAACGGCAGCCGTTCAAGAGCGATTGCCGGCCTCGATCTCAACCGCAGATTGGGAAAGAGGTTTGATTTACAGCGGATCTGAAAAGCCGGTTGCCGGCACGTTTTTCAAAAACAGATTGGCAATTCTCTTAAATACAAAAGAAGGTTTAAAATGTTTGTTGAGCCAAAGCGATGACTTTGATAATTTTTCTGATAAAGATTTTGGTGAGGTTGTAACAACCTGCGCTATTACAGCACCGGTGCTTTCAAATGAATATAATGAAGGGCGGTGGCTGTCATCCGGTGATGTGCTGTTTATCGGTACAAACAACGGTGAGTTTTATTTGGACAATATGACATCCGGTGAGGCGCTTGGCCCTGAGAACTGCAAGGTTGCGCCGATCTCACGGATTGGATCAAAAGCCATTCCACCGGTTAAGATCAACGGACACACGCTGTTTGTTGATAAATTCGGCACCGCAATCAGAGATTTGATTTATTCTTATGAGCGCGATGGGTATGATCCTTTTGATGCCACAATCAAAGGAAAACACTTGCTAAAATCCGGCATTGTTGAGTGGGAATATCAGGATTATCCGGATAAGATTTTATGGTGCGCCACGGAAGAGGGCAAGGTGGTCGGATTTACGTTTAATACCGAGCAAGAGGTGACGGCGCTGCATCAACATCGTTTTAGCGGTGCAGTTGAAAGTTTGACCGTGATTCCTTCACCAACGGAAAATAAAGATGATTTGTGGATTTCTGTGCGCCGGCAGATCAAAGGTGTTTCAAACAGAATGATTGAGTGGGTTGATGAAGGCGAGCCGCTTGAATATCCTTATGACATTATCTCAAATAATAACTGGGATGAGCGTGAGGCTCAAGAGGCCGAATATGACAAGCAAAAGGCTTGGTTTGTTGATAGTGCGATTGAGTTTAACCGTGTTTCGGGTGATGTATCGACAACGATTTCAGGCTTGCAACATCTGGCCGGAAAGCAAGTTGCCATTATTGCCGACGGATCTGAGATGCCGAGACAGACAGTCAGCGATCAAGGCACCATTACAGTCAGCCGCTACAATAACAACATTGTGGTCGGTTTGCCGGTGCAATCAGTCTTTAAGGCCAAGAAAAGATATTTGCAAGGAAATGCAACGGTTGGTGTTGGTGAAGTGCAGAGAATTGATCATGTGACTTTGATGCTGTATCGCTCCGGCGGTGGTAAAATCGGCAATAACTTTGCAAATCTGATTGATATTTTGTACCGCAAAACAGATGCGGTGATGGGACAATCCGCGCCGCTGTTTACCGGCAATAAGGTGATCACGATGCCCGGTCGGACAAGTACCTTAGAGGAAAAGGGTGCTGATATATTGATTGTTAATGAAAGCGTTTATCCGATGACGGTGTTGGCGATCTCACCGCAAATGGTGCAATCGGAGAGTTGAGATGCTAGAGATGAGAGCTTTTAAGCATGGTGATTTGGATAATATGGCTATTCAAAAAGAGCAGATCCATGAGATTGAGAGTGCGTGTCAAAGACAAGATATTAGCTTTACTTTGGCAGATGATGAAAAGGTGATCGGCGTGTTTTCGGTATTGAAGGTTTATTCGGGCCGCGGCGTTGTGAGCTCGTTTATCTCAAAGGATGCCGGATCTTATATGCTTGAGATGATCAGACTATTAAGAAAATTGATTGCCGAGGGAATGTACAAATGCAAGATTGATCGGCTTGAGATGTCTGTCTTAAAAGGATTTGAACACGGAGACCGGTTTGCAAAGATGCTCGGCTTTGAATATGAGGGGACAATGAGGAATTATTATAAGGGTAAAGACTACAAACTATATGCGAGGATAAGAAAATGAGTGGTATTGAAGCGGCTGCATGGGCGGCGGCGGCCATGGCAGCAACAGCGACCGCCGCGGAAGGTTATAGCAATTATCAACAAGGTAAAGAGGCTAAAAAAGTCTATGACTTAAACGCTGAGATATTGCGCAATAATGCGGCACAAAAAAGAATTGAAAACTCTTTGAATGAAGATATTGTGCGCAGCCAAAACCGCAAGCAAATGGCCAAAGCCAGAGGGGCATTTAATGAAGCCGGCATGATCACTTCGGCCACAACAACCGGTGTACTTGGACAGATGGCATCTGAGTTGGAGCAAAATGTTATGAACCAACGCTATGCCGGGGAATCTGAGGCGGTTTATTTCATGAACCAAGCTAATTTGCAGGATTATTACGGCCGGACGGAAAAAGCAAACGGCAAGAACGCTTGGAAGATGAGTTTAATCAAAGCACCGATAAACGGTGCAAAAGCTTATTTTTCCGTTGCAGGCTTTGGCGGCGGTGGAAGTGGTATTGAAGATATGGCCGGACAAGGATCCGGTTGGAACCCGGCGGTGTCAGCACCGATGAGAAAACCTGTTTTTTAAGATAAGGAAAAGAAAATGGCAAACAGACAGCGGACAGCGGTGGCGCGGACAGATGTCAACCGCAATCTTGTTTCTTCACAAATGACCGGCGCAAATATTCAAAAAGGGTGGCGAGCGCCTGATATGTCCGGCGTTGTCAAAGATATTTCTCAGGTGATGGGGGATTATGTGAACGCGCAAAAGGATGCGGCTTTCAAGCGGCTTGATTTGGAAGCGGGCAAAATGCAGATGGCCGAGTTGGAAGAGATCAGGTTGGCTGACAGCAATGAAAAGGTCCCGGAGATCGAGAAAAACTTTTATAGCGATCTGAAAGCAAAGTTTGAAGAGGATCAGTGGGGCAAACAATGGCTCAAAGAACGCGGTGATTTGTTCAAAGCTGCAAACTCAAGAGACGTCTTTAAGGCCGGTATTGCCAAGCAACATGAGCTTTATAATCTTGAGCTGTCTAAAACATTAAACACTTGGACCGATGATATTGCAACATCCAGGGCCGACAAAGCCAAAGTGCTGTTTGGGGATATGATGAATTATATTAATGCTTCGGCCATGCTCTCACCGGAAGAAAAACAAAAGTATAAAGACAATGTTTCGGCAAACGGTTTGCAAAAGATGATCTCAACAAACCCGGCGGTGGCTCTTGAGTTGTTGCAGGATAAAGATGCTAAGTGGAGCGAAAACGGTATTGATGTTGAGAAGTACAAAAAAGCGGCTTTGGGATCGATGCAACAAGCCGATGAGAAAAGATTGATTGCCGAGATTAATCACAACCGGAAGGCGGCAAGTGAGTTGATCCAAAAGAGCCAAACGCAAAGATTGAGCCTTGATGAGATCAATAAAGCGGTGCCGGAAAGCTCAAAAGACCTGAGGAATTTTTTATACAGCATCAACGGTTATCCGACAGAAGGCGGCAAAGCCAAAATATCTGAAGAGGAAAAAGCCTTAAATGAGCAGCAGCTTTATGATGATTTTGCATCATTGTTGGGATCTAAAGACACCAAGATTGAGGATTGGCAAAAGTTTGAAAACAACGTTTACAAAGCGATGAATGATAAGGCGATCACCAAGACGGCCGGATTATCGATGCTTGATAATTTTGCCACACCGTTTATGGAGAAGTGGCAAAACACTTTGGAAGATGCCGGGAATGATCATTGGTTTTCAAAAGACTTTGGGTATAAGGGCCTCAATAAATGGATAAATAAGAACGTTTTACCTGAAGAGTTGAAAGCAAAAGATTATAAAAACCGCCAAGATATTTATAAAAAGCTGAAGGCCGGACAAGCCAGAGTGAGAGCGGAACTCTACCGGCAGTATAATGATGCGCTGATGCAGATTGTTAAAGATAATAATTTGCAAAATGTCGGTGCGATTAAAGACCTGCCGGACGGTGAGCAAGACAAAATTTATGGGGCTGCGCAGGATATGGTTATTAATAACTATAACAAACAGCGCTTTAGAGATTTGGCAAACATTGAACCGGAAAAGCAACCGAATAAGGTTTTGTCGGCGAGCGGATTGAACGCGAACACAAACAATATGGACAATGCCAAACAAGGGACACCGGTGAAGGCGACCGGAACTTATAAGATTGGTGAAAAATATACTGTGGAGATATTAGATGACTAGTTTTTTGGTAACAGCACCGGACGGACGGAAACTAAAGATCACCGGCGACACAATGCCGAGCGAGCAAGAGCTTGATGATATTTTTGAAAAAACCGGAACCAAACAATCGGTGATGGATGACCGGGATCAAAAGATCTATAATGTTCCGGTAGCTTTTGACGGTGTTGATACAACTTATGCTATTGATACGCAGCACAAGGGTGTTGATAAAAATGATTTCTTTGGCAAAGTGCAAGTGTTTAATGAAAGCTCACCATCCGGTATGATGTTGAAAAAAATTAGCGATGTTGTCAGACCGGCCATGATGAAGTTTGCTCAATCAGGAAATAAGCTCGGATCAATCAAACGCGGTATTTATGACAATGCCGAGTTATGGTCAAGTTATGCTTGGGATAAAATGGCAAAGTTTGAGATTGATGCTGATAAACAAGCCGCTGATATGAAACACAAAAGCATGATCAAGGCAAATGAAAAAATCAGACAATTAGAGGCTGAAGGACAAAAGCTTTCAAATGAGGAAAGATTGCAGATCATTAAAGATACAACGGATGAGGATGCCGGGAAAATCACGCGAGATGTTTTGCTTGGTGAGTATGCCGACACTGACAATGAGGATGAAGCTCAACAAATCCGCTTGGATCAGGAAAGAGAACTTGTCAAAGAGTTGAAACGTTTTAAGGATGTTACTCATAGCTATTGGACAGAGAAAAGAGAACAGGCTTTGCCGGAAGCACAAATGAGCGATGTTGATCGTGCGGTTGAACAGCTTACAAACGGATTGATGCAAGGCGGTGAAAGTGTGGCTACGATGTTTGTGACCGGTAATCCTATTGCCGGTGCCGCTTTGATGGGTGCTATTTATGGCGATATGAAGTCAAGCGATTTGTATAATGAGGCAATAACGCAAGGAAAATCTATTGAAGAGGCCGAGGCTATCGGGTTTATCGGCGGAACGATCGAGGGCGGAATTGAAATGGCATCGGATGTGTTGGCTGCCGGATTTGCCAAGATTGCACCGATCAGAAAAATAACCGATGGTGTGATCAAACAAGCTGTTTTGAGAATGGCCGGAAAGCCTTTGACACAAGCCACGGTCAACGCAACCGGTAAGGCTGTTTCTAAACAACTTAAAAGCGTTGCAAAGGAAGCCGGCAAAGCGGCATTAACCGAAGGTGCAGAAGAGTTTTTTCAAGGAACGCTCGGTGATTGGTGGTCTAATATAACCGGATTGACAGATATATCTTTTGCCGATTCTGTCAGTGAAGGATTTTTGAGCTTTTTATTGACGTTGCCTGTCGGTGGATTGATGGGCGGTGGTGGTACCGCTCTTTATAACCGGATGTCAAGAAAAATAAATGACAACATTAAAACGGTGATCAAAAAATATAATCCTGATGTTAGCGAAGAGCAAATGCAACAAGTTGCTGACGGTTTGCAAGAGATCTTTTTCCAAGAGGCCGCTCCGCAATATATGAAGGAAATCAACAATCTTGTTGAGAAACAAATGTCACCGGATGTAATGCCGAATAATTTTAAGGACATGACTGCGGAAACCGTCAAGATGCTCAAAGAAAAATTTGGCATGAGTGATGAGGACATCCAAAAGACAGTTAATGTCGCGGTTAATGCAATCGATGTGCGCAATCAGTTTGCTGAGGCTTACAATCTTTTCCGGGATGGGTTGGAGCTTGCCGGGCGGAATGAGGCCAAAGCTGACGGTGAGGCAAGGATTTTGGCTGCGCGTGCCGTTGCTTTGGCCAGAGAAGAAGGAAAAAATGTTAAAGATATTTTGGACCGTTGGGGATTGAGATTTCAACAAATGCGGTTTGCGGACTTTTACCGCGATCATGAGGGACAGTTGCGCAATCCGAAAGATTTGGAGATGTTGAGCCGTGATGCCTTTAATGACTTGAAAAACTTTAAGGAAGGAAAAGAGCTCAAAGGACAAAGCTTGCTTGCGTTTATTAAGTCACGCGGTGGATTGAAAGACACCGGTGGCGAGCTCAAAGCCATGGATGCTGACAAAAGCTATGTTGGTCTTATCAACAATACATCCGGCAACAGTATTGATGATATGACACAAACGCTATGGGATGCCGGATATTTTGTTGGTGAGGAAAGGCCGACGGTTAATCAGCTTTTGGATGCGATCTCTGAGGAACTGCAAGGCAAGAAAAGATATTCTATGAACCAAGATGTGCAGGCCTCACGCATGGATGAAATGAAAAACCTGGCCGATGAGTTGGCAAGGATCGGCGTTGATATTGACCGGGACAGCTATGGGACAGTCAACCGCAAGATGAGGGAAGCTCAAGAAAAGGCAAAAAATTATCGTGATGCGGCTGAGTTTTATGACTTGAGCGAGGATCAGCAGGAAAGATATGCCATGATGCGTGATAATGGTGCAAGCCATGAACAAGCTATGGCTGCCGTGCAGAACGGAGCTGATGACGAGATACAATTTCAAATGGCAGGGCCGAAGGCGCTGACTGCCGCTTTGGATAAGCTTGATCAAGCAAAACATCTTGAGGCTAACGGTGTTGATAATGAGGAAATCCGTCAACAAACCGGTTGGTTTAAGGGTGTTGATGGCAAATGGCGCTTTGAGATCAGCGATAAGGATGCTACTATTAACCGCCAAGTTTTAGAGGATATTGGATCAATAGAAAATTTAAGAGCCGAAAGAGATCAGCTTTTAGACGATATAGAAGCATTTAAGAAAGAAAGAGAAAAAAATAAAGATGCTTATCCTGATGGTTATCTTGATGAGCTTATATCTCAACGCTATGACAAAATTGAAAAAATTGATTATGATATTGATCATGGTTATGTTTCAAGTGCAAAAACAACGTTAGGTGAATTGCTTAATCACGATAAACTTTATGATGCTTATCCTTCACTACGTTATATGCCTGTTACCATGAGAACATCGGACGATTTGAGCGGTGGTGCTTATTCAAGAAAAGATAACACAATTTATTTGGATTCTCGTCTAAGTGATGATGAAATAAAGTCAATTTTGATGCACGAAATTCAACACGTTATCCAAGAAAAAGAAAATTTTGCCCGAGGTGGTAATATCCAATTTGCAAAAGATTACAAAAAAATAATTGAAAAAAAGGCAAGTGCAGAGTTTATGGATCTTCTTGATAAGAAAATGAAAGAAGGTTTGGAGAGAGAGCTTAAGGAGTATAATTTAGATAATGAAGCTATTGTTGAAATAATAGATGCTTACTCTGATTATACAAAAAAGTTTTTTGATACGGATGCCGAAAATGAAGAAATAAACAAAGCAGAAAAAAAATATTATGAAACCTTGGAAAAATACAATATCTCAAGTGATATACTTGAAAATGCAATGAATAATCTAAGAGATCAGGGTATTTGGAAAGAGGCTGAAAACGAAGTAAAGTCTAAAAATAAGCTTTCTGATGCTGATGCTTATGAAATTTATAGAGCGTTTTTCGGTGAGGTTGAGGCTCGAAACACTCAAGCTCGTATGGATTTAACTGAGGAAGAACGCCGGGGAAAAACGCCTGAAAGCACACAAGATATTGCAAACGCAGATGTTTTGATTGTGATGCCTGACGGAACAGCTATGGCATACGGGCCGAAAGCGGTAGATTATTTTGCAGATGGTGAAAACAAAATTTATGACAATGTTATTACTGATCATCAAAGAAAAGGTTTGATTGAGGCGGCTCCTGAAAAATTTGCAGGAACAACAAAAGATGATTTTAGAAAAGTCTTAAAAATGGATGAAAATGGTGTTGCTAAAATAAAATCTCCTATTGAGGAAATAAAAATACAAGAGCAACATCTTGATCATCTATTGAATGACAATGAACCTCAAAGAAAAACTTTTCTCAACTATGTTGTTGCAACAATTGAACGGCCGAATTTAGTTGTCAGAATCGGAAATAAAAATCATTATATAAAATTCTTTATTGATAAAAGTAGGATTAAACCTCATTTGCAGATTGTTAAGGTTGCAAGTGATGGAAGCTTTTATGTTACAAATTATCGTCCGACTAAAAAACAGGTCAATGATACAATAAAAGAAGGACAGATCGTATACAATCTGTCCAACGTGCGAGATGGGGACGTCTCCTCATCCGTTACGAATAGTATCTCACAAAATGGCGGAAATGTCAAGAGGCCTTTTCAATTTCAATCAGCTTTTGCCGGATCTCGTGTTGACTATGATCAACCAAGCCTAGAGGCTATCGGTAGCGGTGAGGGTAATCAGGCTCACGGTTGGGGTTTGTATTATGCTCTGAATAAAGATGTGGCAGAGCAATACAGACAAGAATTTATCCGTAATTATCAATCAACTGAGGATTATGTTAATAAACAAAAAAACTATTATAACAGGATTAAAAAATTTGCGCAGGAACAAGTTAAATTTCTAAAGGAAAATAAAAATCCTGATGAAATTTATTATGACAATGAAACTGTGGCACAAGCTATTGAGCGATTAACTGATGCACAAAAGTTACACGCAAAAAGACTACAAGAGCTGGAAAAAATAAATATAGAAAAACCTTTGGGACAAGTTCACGAAGTAGATATACCTGAAAATCCTTATTTGCTTGATGAACAGAAACCAATTAGCGAGCAATCAGAATTTGTGCAGCAAGCTCTTGCAAAGATATTAAGTGAGCATAAAGAATTAAATCCTACAAATAAAAGTTATGAACAGATATTAGAATTAGGAAAAACATCTGGTATAATTGACGGTGGTGATCTTTACGATGAAATAACTACAAGATTATATAATGGATCCTCGAAAAAAACATCTCAACTATTAAATAAATACGGCATTAAAGGTATAACCTATGACGGTAAACAAGACGGCAGATGCTTTGTGATCTTTAATCCTGATGATGTTAAGGTTATACAGAAGTTTTATCAGGGTGATCCGATGCAAAGAGGGCAGGCAGCTCCTAAAGGTGCTTATGCAAACAACATTATTTATCTGTTTGAGAATGCCGATGCCTCGACCGTGATTCATGAGATGGCGCACTTTTTCTTGGATGACATGAGAAAATATGCAACCTCTGAAAAGACAAAAGAGCAATTAAAAGCCATTTATGATTATCTTGGTGCGACAAACGGTGATCTGACTTATGAGCAAAACGAATACTTTGCCGACAGCTTTGAGGTTTATTTGATGGAAGGCAAGGCGCCAAACCAACTTTTGGCCAAAGTGTTTGCCAGATTTAAGAAGTGGATGCGCGTGATTTGGTCCGAGGTTAAGCGCCTGAACGGCATTAAGCTCACCGATGAGATGCGCAAAACCTTTGATGATATGCTCGGCGGTCGCTCTCTTGACTTTGCAATGCAGATGGGCGGTCAAAAGATGACGGAGATGAGCCGGTCCGGGTATATCTCACCGACAATAGCACAAAGAGCGGTGGATCTCCTCAAAGAAGGCAAGATGAGCCGGGCCGATATGGATGACATTTTGGAGCGGTTAAAAACCGGAGAACTCGCCAGATCTGAGGTGGCGGCTGAGCTCAAGAAGTTTGAGGAAAGTAATGTTAAGCATAATGAGCAGCTTGATCCTTTTGATACGGTGAAATATAAGGAAGCTTTGCTCAAAGACAATGTGAACAAAACAAAGGTCATGGAGAAAATTGAGCGCTTGATGGAATGGGCCAAGCCGAAAGAGGTTAACGGCCGCACGGTTGGGCGATTCCCGGACAAGAAAATGAACGACTTTTTTATCGAGGTTGCAAAAGAGATGAGCCTTGATAAAGAGGAAGCCAAGAAAAGGATTGCCGAGAATAAAGGAATTATCTCGGCAATTTTACAATCTGCCGCTTTGCCTGAAATGGAGCGCAGCTCAATCCTTGGTATGAAAATCAGTGACACTGATCGGCCAGAGTTGATGAATGCCTTGGCGCTTGAAAATCGCGTTCTTTCCGTTGCGGCTAAAAATATCAGCCTTGATAATGCCGTCAAGCTCTATAATGATCTGCAAGACAGTTATAATCTCGGCCGGTTGACAGCGAATGTCACCGGTGATTTGAAAAAGGCCCGGAAGAACCGCATGATTGCCGATGCTCTCCGCACGATTGTCGGTATTGGCAAACAAGCCGTCACCAAGGAAAGATCTGAGATCAGGAAACGGTTGAACCGCTTAGGATCAAGCATGATGGGTTGGAGCGGATTGATGGATATATTATCCATGAATGATCAGGATTCCAAAACCGGCGAAAGTGCTTTGTCTCAGATGATGGATGTTTTTGAGTGTGAGCAGGCTGAAGCAAACGGAATTGCCGCTGACGGTGAAGAGCTTTCGAGATTGTTTGAGAAAAGGCTTGGCGGTCCGAATAACGACACGATCACGGTCAGCAAATACATCAATAATGAACTTGATAAAAAGTCAACAATTGAGTGGGATAATTTCAAACAGACATTTACCAAAGATGAGCTGATTGATATTTACATGAAGGCCAAAGACAAAGAAACGCGTGAGATTATGATCCACGATGAGATCAAAGGCTATAATGAAAGCTTTTTGAATGTGGTTAATCAGAACTTAACCGCTGAGGACAGAGCTTTTGGTGATGCGTTGTTTGAGTTCTACAATGAGAATTGGAAGAAAATCAATGCCTTTTATGAGGAAAAATATGGCGTGACGATGCCGAAAAACGACTTTTATTCGCCGCGATCCATCACCAGAGAAGGCATCAGCGTTTCAACCGGGGATATGATGGCCTATGCCGCAAGCGGATTTACCAAGAAAAGAACGGCCAAGGTCGGTGCAACGGTGGATATTCAGGGAGCCTTTAAGGTTTGGAATAATTATGCCGTTAAGACAAACAGATGGCTTGCTTGGTCGGATAAGCTTGTGGACATCAACTCGGTGTTTGGTAATGTTGAGGTTAAAGACACGATCGAAAGACTTTTCGGATCTGCAATGAACGCCAGAATCAGAAGCGAGGTTGAGCGCATGGCCGGCGGTGATCAAAACAAATTCTTTAATTCGCCGCTGATCACAAAGATCAGAAGCAATTATGCAAGATCTGTTTTGGCTCTAAAGCCTGCGCTTATGATCAAACAGTTAACCTCTTTTCCTGCCTATTGGAACGAGATGAGCGCCAAAGACTTTGCCGAAGGATTGGCCGACTTCTTTGCGCATCCGAAGGAAGCGATGGAGATCTTAGGCAATACAACTTTGATGAAAACCAGGGGAACGGACATCATCCGCGACTTTGCGGTGATCTCTAAGATGGATGTGCTCAAAGGCAAAAAGGGCATTAAGTGGTCTGATGCAATCATGCTCAACATCAGACTTGGTGACCGTGGTGCAATCTATATGGGCGGATGGGCGCTGTATAAATCCGAGCTCAAAAAGAATTTGGCCAAAGGTATGAAAGAAGAGGATGCCAAAGCAAAAGCGCTTGAACGCTTTGAGCGCGTGACCGATGAAACACAACAATCCGGCCGGTTGAGCCAACAAAGCTTTTGGCAGAGTAATCCGGCTTTGAGAATGTTCACGATGTTCCAAAGCTCACAAAACCAGTATTTGCGCAAAGAGATTGCAGCGGTGCGCGGTGTATTGACCGGAAGAATGGATAAGACACAAGCGGCCAAGCAATTGTTTATTTTCCATGTATTATTGCCGTGTTTGTTCCAACTGGCCTCTGATGGATTTGACTGGGACAAAGATGCGCAGCTCAGAGCCGCGATCATCGGATCATTAAACGGTGTGTTTATCTTGAGCAAGATCTTAGAAAAGCTATATGACAAGGTTGTTTTGGATAAAGGGGCGTTTAACTCAAGAGCGCTTGGGGTGCGTGAGGTCGTTCCGTTCTGGGGAAGCATGGAAGATTTGGTCAAGGAATTTGAAAAACTGGCCGATGGTGATGTTGATCTAACCGATGCGGCAGATGCTTTTGAGGCCTTTTCTAAGACGGCCAAAGCCGGCGGTGAGTTAAGCGGCGTGCCGTTGAAATATCCGCTTGATGTGATTAAAAACTTTGGCAGCTATGCCGAAGAGGGTGAATATGCCAAAGAGATCATGCTGTGGCTTGGATGGAGCCCTTATGCGCTCAAGGATGACGATGAGTGATGCAACATATTGCAACACTTTGCAACATTTTGCAACAAATTAGGGTGTTACATTTTTTATTATTTTAAGCTATAAAACTGATAGAGTAGGTACTTTATTTGGAGTTGGTGGTTTAAGCGCTTTGATTGATTGATCAAGGCGCTTTTTTTATTTAAGGAAAAAGCAAAATATGTCGATTGATTCTGAAGTTTCTAAAATGTATTATGTAGGAAACGGCACCACAAAAACTTTTGCGGTGACTTTTTCTTATTTGGCTAACCAAGACGGCACGGCGCAATTAGCGGTTTATATCAACGAAAGCAGCGTTCCTTTGACGGAAAATGTTGATTATACCGTTACCGGATATGCAAATTCGCAAACGGATGTCTTAGAGCGCAAGTATTCAAGTGCCGATATTACATTCGCAACCGCACCGGCAAATGGAGATAAGATCATTATCTTGCGCAAGGTGCCATCGACACAATCAATCGTATTTGTTGACGGTCAAAACTTTCCGGCGGCCGACTTTGCAAACGGTCTTGATAAATTAACCATGAAGGCCCAAGAGATTGAAGAGCAATTAAAACGTGCTTTTATTATTCCACCTGCCGGTCAATATACACCAAACGAAGTGATGGAGAAGGTGGCGGCTGATTCTGCACAAGCGGCAGCGGCAGCCACAACCGCGACTTCTGCCGCCTCAACCGCAACAGCGGCGGCAACAAGCGCCGGCAATTCTGCAGAAGCGGCTGAAACATCTGCGACAAATGCCTCAACCTCTGCAACGGCTGCCGGCAATTCTGCAACGGCTGCGGCAACCTCTGCGACAAATGCTTCAACCTCTGCCACAAACGCCGGTAATTCTGCCACGGCAGCGGCGGCAAGTGCAGCATCAATTGTGGATGCTTTGGGTGAAGGTGTGCTGACTTTACAAAAGAACTCTGAGACAATCGGTACTTTTAGCGCAAATGCTAAGACAAGCAGCACAATCAATGTGACGGTGCCGGTTAGTGCAAGCGATGTTGGTGCTTTGCCTGACAGTACGAGATATGCGGCCTCTGCAACGCTTGCCTTAAACAGCGATACTTATGTTGCGACACTTACCTTAAAAGATCAAAACGGCAATACACTCGGCACGGCTCAATCGATTGATCTGCCTTTGGAGAGTGTTGTTGTTTCCGGTAGTTATGATGACACCACAAAAGAAGTGGTATTGGAGCTTGTATCAGGCAGCACAATCAGATTTTCGGTTGCGGATTTGGTAAGCGGTTTGCAGACTGAGATCAGCGCCTCGAATAAAGTCGATGCTGATTTTATTGATGACAGCACAAGCACAAATAAATTGACATCGGCCAGTGAGAAGTCAACATGGAACGCTAAACAGGATGCCATTGTTGATCTTTCGACAATTAGATCCGGTGCGGCTGCCGGTGCGACAGCGGTTCAACCTGGCGATTTGGCAAATGTTGCAACATCCGGAAGCTATAATGATTTATCAAACACACCGACTATTCCATCAAAAACATCTGATCTGACAAATGATGCCGGATTTATCACCGGGATTAGCTCAAGCGATGTGACAACGGCTTTAGGATATACACCTTATGATGCAACAAACCCTTCAGGTTATACCACAAACACCGGTACGGTCACAAGTGTTAACAATACACAACCTGATGCAAATGGTAATGTGACTTTGGTTATTCCGGACAGCGCAACTTGGGGCAATATCACCGGTACATTATCAAATCAGACGGATTTAGCATCGGCCTTGGCGGATAAGCAAGATGAGCTTGTCTCCGGGACATCTATTAAAACAATCAACGGCACGTCTCTTTTAGGATCAGGTAACATCACAATCAGCGGTGTGAATGATCTTGAGTATAATGCCGACGGCGATAATATGCTTTATTTGACAAACAACGGTGTGCGTGTCGGTAACGGTGTTGAGATCACCGGTGGCGGTGGTGTACAAGATACATTTACGCTGACAACCGAACAGGCCTCAACCGCAACGGTGGCTTTGACGGCCGGATATTCTGTCACTTATACTTATACAAGCTCCGTGAGTGCCACGGCAACGGCTCAATATCTTATCAATAACATGGTCAAAACATCTGAGATCTTGACCGCATCCGGCACGTTTACCAAAGATTTAAGCCAGTATTTAACCGCCGGGCAGAATGTGATCACCGTGCGTGTAACAGATACTTATAATGTGACAAAGGTTTTGAGCTTTATTGTTGAAGCAATTGACCTGACAATCAGCTCGACATTTAATGATGCGGTGATCCAAACCGGTGATGTGACAATCAGATATACACCTGTCGGCAATGTTGAAAAGACAATTTATTTCAAAATTGACGGTGTGACTTATGACACTGCCACGGTTACCACAACCGGACGTCAACAAAGTGAAGTGATTGACGATGATGATCTGACATACGGTGCGCATAGCTTGGAGATCTATGCAACGGCCACGGTCGGCGGTCAATCAATTGAAAGTAATCACCTTTATTATTCATTTATCTTTAATGACGGTGAAGGAACGGCCACGGTGATCTCATCGGCCTTCAGACAGACAACGGCCACACAAGGTGACACCTTGGCCATTTCTTATCAAGTGTTTAATCCGAATATGGAGACAAACACCGTGACTTTATCTGCCGGTGGACAGACTGTTTCTACCGTGAGCGTTGATCGTACAAAGCAAATTTGGAATTATACTTTGGATGATTATGGCACGGTTAATTTGGCGATCAGCTCCGGCGGTGTGACAAAGACATTTAGTTTGGCTGTTGCAGAAGCGCAGGTTGATGTTGAGGCTGTGACAGAAAACTTGGATCTGTACTTAACATCTAAAAACAGAAGCAATGCTGAGATCAACAAAGATGTTTGGACTTATGACAATATCTCGGCCACGATGACCGGATTTAACTGGGCCTCAAACGGTTGGGTGAGGGATGATGACGGTTACACGGTTTTGAGAATTGATAACGGCGCGAGTGTGACAATACCGCTGCAAGTGTTTACCGGTGATTTTAGAATTAACGGTAAAGTGATTGAGGTTGAGTTTGCAACGCGCAATGTTTTGAACTATGATGCAACGGTGCTTTCTTGTTATTCCGGCAGCCGCGGTATCAAAATTAATGCCAACAAAGCTTTCATTCAATCTGAGCAATCTTATGTTGAAACAAAATTCAAAGAGGATGAGCACGTTCGGATCAGCTTTGTTGTGGAAGAAAACGCGGCAAACCGCTTGATTTATACCTATATCAACGGCATTATTTCAGGTCTTGCGCAATATCCGGCAGATGATGATTTTGCACAAACCTCGCCGGTGAATATCACCTTGGGTAGCAATTATTGCGGATTGGATATTTACAATATCAGAGTTTATGACAGCTCGCTCAATATGTTTGATATTTTGAATAACTATATTGCCGACACCGGCAAGCAATCTGACAAAATTGCGCTCTATAATTTCAATAACATATATGATGCTTATGGCAATATCGTTTATAATACGGTCAATGCCGAGATGCCTTGTATGACGATCACCGGTGATTTGCCGCAGTCCAAAGGCGACAAAAAGACGGTTTCTGTCAGTTATCAGGATTTGGCAGACAGCACAAGAGATTTTGCATTTAATAACTGCGAGATTGATGTTCAAGGTACTTCTTCTCAATACTATCCGCGCAAAAACTATAAAATAAAGTTTCCGAGCAATTATCAATTGAGGGATGATTCTATTGCGGAAAAAACTTATACCATGAAGGCCGACTATATGGAGAGCTCTCATGCGTATAATACCGGCTTGGGTAAGTTTATTAACGGTATTTATACCACAAAAACACCGCCTCAACAAAGCAATAATGCGATCCGCACGGCAATTGATGGTTTTCCGATTGCGATGTGGTATCATGCAACCGCTAATGATCCGCTGACTTATATGGGCGTGTTTAACTTTAATAACGATAAATCAAGCAATAACACTTGGGGTATGACAACCGGCTGCGAAAGTTGGGAATTTTCTAACAATACATCTGATCACTGCTTGTTTAAGTCTGCCGCTTTGGCCGGTATGGGAAATGATTTTGAGGCCAGATACCCAAAAGATTATACAGACTATACAAACCTTGCGGCCTTGCTTGCTTGGGTTGTGAGCTGCGATTCTGAAAATCCGAGCGGCGATGCGCTGTCCGAGCCGGTCACGATTGATGGTGTTGTTTATTCTAACGATACGGAAGCTTATAGACTGGCAAAATTCAAAGATGAGCTTGAGGATCACTTCAACAAAGAATATCTTTTGACTTATTATATTCTTTCTGAAGTGTTTGGAATGGTGGACAGCCGTGCAAAAAATATGTTCCTCAATACTTATGACGGCAATTTGTGGTACCCGGTCTTTTATGATATGGACACCGCTTTTGGCCTGAACAATGAAGGTGTGAACAACTTTAGCTATAACATCGAATATCATGACATTATCGGATCACAAGATGTTTTTAACGGTGAAAGCTCTGTTTTGTGGAATATGGTTGAAAGATGTTATGCTGACGATATTCAAAGCCTGTATCAATCTTTGCGCAATAATAACAAATTGAGCTATGACAAAGTTATGAGTGTTTTGTATGGTGAACAGATCGCCAAGATTTGTGCCGCTCAGTATAACTCAAATGCCGAGTTTAACTATATTCAACCGCTTGTTAACGACGGTATCGGTACTTATTTGTATGTGGCGCAAGGAAGCCGTCTCAATCACTTGCAATGGTGGCTGTTTAACCGCTTTAACTATATGGACAGTAAATATATGGGAAGCGGTTATATGTCAGATTATGCAACGCTTCGTTTATATACACCGTCACAATGGAGCCAAGTTGAGCCGAGCGGTGATATAACAATTACACCTTATGCGGATCAATATCTCGGGGTAAAATACGGATCTTACACGGTCAGGGCCAAAGGAACGCAAAATGTGGCCGAAACGATTGAGGCGCCTGAAGGTGTGACCTTTAACGATACGGAAACAATTATCTATGGTGCGAGCCGGATCTTGAGCCTTGGGGATTTGTCACCGCTTTATGCCGGAACGATTGACGTGAGCCATGCCACAAAGTTGAGCACGTTAACCATCGGTGCTGGTGGTGATTATAGTAATACGAACCTGACAGCGTTAACAGTTGGGAACAATCAGCTTTTGCAGACTTTGGATGTTAGAAACTGCCCGAATTTGACAGATCCGATTGATGTTAGCGGTTGTTCGAATATTGAAACTGTTAAAGCAACCGGAACGAGCACAACGGCTGTAACGTTGCCGAATGGTGGTAATTTACAAACCTTAGAATTACCGGCCACAATTACAAACCTGACGGTTAAAAATCAAGGTAACATCAGCACGTTCAGCGTTGCCGGTTATACAAACGTTTCAACCTTGGTATTAGAGAACACAAACCTTAACAGCCTGACAATTTATAACGCTTGCACAAATGTTACAAGGGTTAGATTGATCGGAATTAACTGGGAATTAAACAATACCGATGTTCTTGATAGCTTATATGCCAAAGGCGGTGTTGATGAAAACGGTTATACGACAGCTCATGCGGTTGTGAGCGGTACAATCACGCTGCACGGACAGTATTCAAGCGCAACGCTCACCGGATATTATGAGAAGTTTCCTTCTGTTAACTTTATTTTGGATAGTGAATACTATGCAACGTTAACAATCACACCGACACCGAGCGATGCGACGGTTGTAATTGCCGGACAGTATAAGTCAAGCTTAATGGTCCTCAAAGGCGAATCGGTTACTTATAGTGTGTCCAAGACCGGATATGTCACGCAGACAACAACGACTTCTATCACGGAAGATACAACGGTCAGTGTGACACTGTTGGCCTCTTATACATTCACGATCAATGCAACGCCATCCGATGCGACAGTCACGATTAATGGTGTTGAACAGACAACGGCTCAGGTTGTTCAAGGTTCAACCGTGACATGGAGCGTTGAAAGAACAGGTTATACATCTCAGAGCGGAACGGAAACGGCAAGCAGTGATACAACAAAGAATATCAGTTTGGTTATCAATCAATATACTTATACGATTTCTGCAACGCCAAACGATGCGACGGTTGTGATTAACGGCTCTGAGCGGTCAACGTTAACGGCAGAT